GTAGGTCAATCGTTACTGGCCACCTGCACCAGCTCAAGATCACTCCGTTCTCAGACTACGATGGGCGCAGATGGGGTGTAGATTCTGGCACGCTGGCTGAGCCATACGGGGATCAGTTTACCTACACGGAAATGAACCCAGTCAACTGGTGCTCAGGCTTCTGTGTGCTGACATTCAAGGACGGGATGATGCTACCTCCTGAGCTGTGCGAGGTCATCAATGGCGACGCTTACTTTAGGGGGCAGAAGGTCTAGCATGGATGAGTTAGTAACATCGGCAAAGGGTGCAACGCAGAGCATCAAGAGTGCGTTAGCCGCAGGCAAAGAGATTGAGTCGGTCGTTACTGACATTCAAAAGCTAGGCGTCGCTGAGCTACAAGCTAAGCAGCAGTTCCAAAAGAAACAAAGGATAGTCAAAGGTGACACCACAATCCTCACAGCCTTTGCGGAGTGGCGCAGATTGAAAGAGATCAAGGAAGCAGAGAACGACTTGTTCCAGCAGCTCGTCGAAAGATACGGCAAGGACAAGGCAGAGCATGAGTGGAAGGATATCCAGGCCATCAAGGATCGTCAGATCAAGGAGGTCAAGGAAGGCCGTGACGAGATGGGCCGTGACCTAAAGAAGCTGCGCGAGTTGAAGATCATGTGCTTCATAGCCTCGCTAATTATTGTGACAACCTATTACATTTTCAAAGGACACCTGTAATGCTATCTCTTATATCATCTGCCATTGGATTCTTTGCCTCCGGCCTGCCGCAAGTATTAAATTTTTTCCAAGACAAAGCAGACAAAGCGCAAGAGTTAAAGCTTGCCCAGATGCAGACCGAGCGTGAGCTGGCGCTTGCCGAGCGTGGCTTCCTTGCCCAACAAAAGGTAGAGGAAATCCGTACAGATCAGATAGCTTTGCAGACAGATGCAGAGCGCCAGGGCGCAGCTCTTGAGCACGACAAGGCGATCATGGCCAGAGCTTCTAACTGGGTAGTCAACCTTAATGGCATTGTGCGTCCGGCTGTGACGTTCATCTTTGTCCTTGAGCTGGTGCTGATTAACATGGGTCTTACTTACTTCTTACTCAAGGGTGGGCTGGGAGACATGAACGTGGAGCAGTTCATATCCGCGACCGACGTAATCTTTTCTGAGGACGAGATGGCTTTGCTGTCTGGGATCATTGCCTTCTGGTTTGGTAGCAGGCAATGGGGTAAGAAGTGAAGGTAAGCAAAGATGCCATCGAAGGAATCAAGAAAGACGAGGGGGTACGACTTCGTCCCTATCGCTGTCCTGCTTTACTGTGGACTGTTGGCGTTGGTCATGTTATCGATCCTAATCACATAAGGGTAAAGCTAGATGAACGCAAAGGATTGGCAATCCCTGATGGGTGGGATCGAACTCTCACAATGGATGAGGTCAATGACATACTTGCAAAAGACCTCGCTACGTTTGAGCGAGGCGTACTTAGACTTTGTCCAGAAGGACTTACCCAAGGCCGCTTCGATGCTCTGGTCTCCTTCTCCTTCAACGTCGGACTAGGTAATCTCCAGCGCTCCACGATCCGAATGAAGCATAACCGTGGTGACTTTGATGGCGCAGCTGAGGGCTTCATGGCATGGACAAAGGCCGGAGGCAAAGAGCTCCCCGGCCTTGTCAAACGTCGCAAGCATGAGCGTGCGCTATACCTGTCAGATTCCTAACTCGTCCTTGCGCTTGGCGTAAGCCTGCGTGTGGACTAGCCGGTTCTCCATAGTCATAGCCTTGAACGCTGCCTTGTTAGCCTCGCGCAGTGAGTCTAGCTTGGCCAGCTTGTCTGCCGGTGATAGCTTGGTGGCCATGACCTTAGCACACAGCTCGTCGTAGGATTCTGACCACTCCTTTTCTGTGGCAAACGACTGCTTGTCCCTTCCTGGTATGTGCATATCCCAGCCTGCGCTCTGCGGTTCCTCCGTAACATCCTCCGGCGCATCTAACACCTCGGTTGTTATAACCTCGGGCTCGTTTACAAATGCCGTGTCTGGAATGTCGTCCTCGTCAATCTCTGGTGACCAAGTTCCATTGAAATTTTCTGGCTGAGAAACCGGCGCAGGTAATGCGTCCAATGGGTTAGCTGGTTTGGCAGGCGTGACATCCTTGGATGGCTGGTCTGACGGGTAGTCTTGAGCTTCCTCTGCGGTAATCAAACCCTTGAGCACGTCTGGGAACGCATCCCGCAAGGCAAAGCCACGAGCTCGCATCTGCATCATACGCTTTGGGTAGGCTGTCCAAGGGCCTTGCTTGCCCCATAGACCTGCACGCTTGGCATCCTCGACGCTGAACTTGGCCACGACTGGCTTTCTGCCCTTGCGCTTGGCAATACAGATGGCAATCGGGTTGGCCGTGCCTTCGTTCTCAAAGTATTCCTCAACGTCCTCGCAGACTGCGCTGGCCTGGACTAAGGCCATAGCTGCATCGCCATAAACTGACGGCTTGCCATTGATGACCGCGATATTTTGCAGGGCTTGCATGGGTGCTAGACCAATCTCTCGACCCCATTGGCAGGCAACCATGACATCCTCTGCCTTGCCCTGGTACTGGCGCGGCACCATGCTAGACCGAGCTAGCATCTCGCTAAACTTCATCGCCTCGTCCAGAGTGGTAGGCGCAAAACCTTGACTGACTAAGTTACTCATTTTTTCTCCTCTAATGTTTGACGTAATAATTGAATATATTTTTTGCAATCTTTTTGTACGTACCAAGCTAGTTTTCTAGCATCTATGTGGAACATAGAATCTTTTCTTATTTCTTTACAGCCGCCCCGTATTTTTTGGAATCCTAGCAACGCTTCCTCAGCGGCTTTGCGTAGGTCGCTCATCGTTTAGCCTCCTTGATTGTTAGTGTTGACTGGCGCACAGAGCGAGCCTGAGTAGCAGGAACTATACGCTCGGGCTGCGCCTTGTAGTGGCGCATGGGCCAGCGGATTTCGTATGACCCCACTCGCGCACATGGTGCCTCTTTTAATTTTTCCTTGAGGGCCTTCTCTAGCTCGTCAATTCGATTTTCGGCTGCCTTGATTTTGTCTTTTTCAATTTGCAAATCCAAAATCAGATTTTCATCGGCGGCCGGTAGCCATAGGGGGTCTGCATCCTCGTCCGCGACCGCCCAGGTGCGATTCGCGTCGGCTGAGTCTATCGGCGGGTAGTAGTCGATGGCCTTGCTCTCACGGTACACGGTGAGCCGGCGCTCGAAATCTGTCACGGCCTGCTCGATAGCTTTCAGGGTGACTTCGTGGGGCTCGAATAGGTAGATCCTCATCTCAACCCCTCGGTATAGGGTGGCCACAGCTCCCCAAGTGCTGCCGGTTATGGCCATCTGTGCCTGAAGCTGCACCGGGCCTCGCCATAGTGGAGGCTGATCCTCGACATTTGACCCCGTAAGCTTGGCCTCAAGTACGCCCAGCCCGTCCAAGGTGATGCTGTTTGCGCCTAGGACGCAGATCCCGTGCTCTGGGTCGTGCTCGATCCTCTGACCTCTGCCTAATGCCGTCCCGTCTAGCGAGCAGGCAAGGCGCCAGAATTGATGGAAATAGGGCCGGTCATGGCTCAGGTCTAGGTTATCCAGACCAAGGCGCAGAGCTGCCTCTTTCAGAATGTGCGGCTCTAACGTGTTGCCCCAGCTCATCGCCTCGTTACCAATGTCCGGACGTGGGCGACCCTCTATTGCGTCGATGCAACCCAGCAGCGCGTCGTTCGGGCTCGCGTACTTATTGATCCCCAGAATCGACGGCAAAAGCGAAGCACTCGCCATGTCGTCTGGCGTTACTTTTCCAACCATAATTTCACCCCTTCTTTTTAATTAACTGGTAACGGGCGTAAACCTTCCCGTCATTGCTTACGCTCTCGGTCATAATGCTGTGGCCCTGCTTGCGAAGGTCGCTAATCCTCGCGGCCAACCTAAAACAACCGCAGCCCTTCAGCGCGTCTAAAGCTGTCAGCTTTCGCCTGCGCTTGAGTGCGTCTAAGATCCATTGCTCTTGTGTCATAAAAGCCTCCTTAAATTAGAATAAAACAAATTAAAACAACCGTTAAAACAAACCCAAGCCGAAACCAGACCGGCTCCCTTCCTTCGTCGAGCTCCTCACTCATCCCTCGGCGCTCCCTTCTCGAATCGCGTGTGAAAATCCATCGCTAGCTTTTCCTGCTTGCGCTTCCTGCGCTCGGCCTTGACCGTGGGATCTGTTGCAATCCCCCAGAGAATCCACAAGGCGAACACGCCAACCCAGAAAGCCGTTTTCCAGACCACCTCCATCTCACGCCCTCCCAAGTACGGCTGCCACCTGACTAGCTCGCCAGGTGAGCTTGCCGGTGATTGTTTTCACGCCTCGCGCCTCTAGTCCTCGGGCAATCTGCCGCAAGGATCGGCACCCGTACTGCTGGAGCTCTGCGACGGTGGCCGCAATGGCTTGATGGGCCACAAGGTTGCGCTCTACCCTGGCCAGAGCTGCTGCCCTTGCACCTTTGCTTGGGTCGCCTGACTGCCAATGCTCGCCTCGGGCCTTCTTAGCCCTCAAGGCGTCTCGCGTGCGCTCGCTGATACGTCGGGCTTCAAACTCAGCAAGAGAGGCCATAACGGTGAGAATAAGCCGTCCGGTGGCTGTGCTGGTGTCAATGTCTGGAAGGTCAATAAACCTGACAGACACGCCAGAGTCCACAATGGCTAGGATCATCTTCACGTCACGGGCTAGGCGGTCAAGCTTGGCCACAATCAGGGTTGAGCCGGTGGCCTTTGCCTGAGCTAGAGCTGCGGCGAGCTGTGGCCGGTCTGCCTTCTTGCCAGATTCCACCTCCACATATTCTGTGGTGGGCTTCTCGTCGCGTAGGAAGGCGTGAACGGCTGCCCTCTGCGCCTCCAACCCAAGGCCGGACTGGCCCTGGCTGTCTGTGCTTACTCGGTAATAGGCGATGGTCATTTGAGATTCCACGGGCGCATGATTAGAACTACGGCTGCAAGGCCGGCCAAGAGTGTAAGGATTTCAAGCATGGTCTGCCTCGCTTGAGTGGATGTAATCATCTTCGCGTTGGCAAAATGCAGCCCAATCCTCTAGCGTGTGAAGAGTGGTGCAATCCTCTAGCGGGTAGAACTCCTCGCGGCCATCTTCTGAGCTCATCCAGCAGGCAATGATGCGATCAGATCCGAGGTCGATATACAACGAGAACGAGTAGTCCTCTAGCAGAAGGTACACGTTTCCGTTGTTCTGATTGACTGCCAGCTCACCGTAACCGCTGACGTGCATCCCAAGATTTGAAGCTGCAACGAGTAAAAGGCCAGCTTTGCGTACTTCGTTGTTACACATATTTTCATTGTGAATTTTCATTTCTCAATCTCTCTTTCTGAGTAGTTGATGGGGGCCGAAGCCCCCGGTTGATTTAATTCCAGTTTTCAATATCGGTGCGAGTAACTAATGCGCCGACGAATTCAATCGTATATTCGATTTGATCGAACGTCGGAGTATATAAGCTGTCGCGGTCGTGAGTGCAGCGAGTTTGCGATGTGCCTTCGCGCCACTGTAAGAGGACGTTATTGCCCTCGACTGCGCAGACCGCGTACACCTGACCCTCTGGGTGCGTACTGACTGCGATCAATTGGCCAACGTGTAGGCTGTTGCGGTTGATGGTTTTTCTCATTTCTCAATCTCCGTTTTCGGTAGTTGAACGATATCGAAGTGATATCGCTAGGTGTGACTCTACGCACCTTTTTTTGGGTTGTCAAACTGTTTTGCGTCTTTTTTACTAGGGGAAACCCTAAGAAATTGAAAATAATTGGGGTTTTGGGATATCCTTGCGCTATCTCATGGGGGAAATATGCCGGAAAAAGAGAAGTTGAACCCGTTTTTGGTACGCCTGCGGCCAGCCACGCGTGAGCTGCTAGACCGTGCCGCCCGGGATCAGAGGCGCAGCCGTGCAAGCTTGATCGACCAGGCAGTGTCCGAGATGCTGGCCAACAGGTACACCGGCACGGCTGACCGGCTTTCGGCCATGCTTAGGCGTTAATGATAGACATCCGCGACCGGCTGACGTATGCCAACGTGCTAGCCGCGCCGCTGCTTTTACAGGAAGCGATAGACACCATCGACCATTTGCGAGCTGAGCTGGATCGGGAGCGCCGGTGGATCAAACAGCTAGAAGTCTGCCTAATGGACAGCATCGAGAGGGACAATGACAGGGAAAACGAGCAGGAATAAGGGCGCCAGAGGCGAGAGGGAATTTGCCGAGATGCTCTCGAATGAGCTGGGCCAGGTCGTCAAACGCAAGCTAGGGCAGGCGCGAGACGGTGGCGACGATATCCAAGTGGGGCGCTTTCGGATCGAGGTCAAGCGCCGCGAGAAGCTGGCAATCGAGGCGTGGTGCAAGCAGGTCGAGGCGTCTTGCACTGTGGCTGCGGACATAGGCGAGGATGGGCAGGTAAAAGACGATGTGCCGGTCGTTGTATTCCGTCGCAATGGTGAGCCCTGGCGGGCTGTGGTGCCTGCCAAGTGGTTCATCCAGGCCATGCGGGAGGATCTGTGAGCCAACCACCAAACGGGGACGAATACTTGGTCTATCTGGCCAGCAGAGCAGATGAAGCAGAGGATATTCTCATTAAATGCGGCGATGCAATAAACAACCTTGACGCACGGCTTCTCATGGTCGAGAGGATGTTGGCCAAGGTCAAGCACGAGCTCGACGGGAAGGCTTACGAAGAAATGAAAATGAAATGGTGGAATTAAATGGCCAATGAGCTCCAGAAGTACGTAACCAGGAAAACAATCGAGATCACGGGCAAGCAGTGGTGCAGCCATTGCCAGCTTACTAGACCAAAGGAGGGTGGGATATGGAAGATGATGGACAACGGAAAGAGACGCCGGTGGAAGTGCCTGCAATGCGTGGAAGCTCACAAGAAGCGGATGGCAGAACGTGCCTCGACTGCGACAACCTGATCGCAAGAGGCGGTTGGCCACATTGTATGTTCTACGATAAGACAACGAGCCTTGAGGTCAAAAACTGTTCCGGTTTTACCCAGAGATGAGCGTCTGGTGTGTTATGGCTGCGGCCAGGTACACCCAGAGGCCAAGCTTGTACGCCTGCCAGACGGGCGAGAGGTTGGCACGTACTCGGAGGACTATCGGCGCTACCATGAGGCGCTTTGGGTGCTCAAGAAGAAGCGCAGCAAGCGCACCAGGATCGATTATCTAGAAGGCGTAAGGGAGAAAAGAGGATTGGAAGCAAAAGAGGAGCTGCGAGAGGAGATGCTGAGAATATGGCAGAGCCAGCAAAAGTGATCGAATTCAAGCTACCCAAGAGGCGGCCCAAGATTGTCGAGAAGGTGGCGCCACCAGACCAGAGGAAGTTTGCGGTTGTCCCAATGAGGGCAGCCACAGACACAGAGCTGCACGGGTTCTCAATGAAGGTGTTGGTGTTGCTGTGCTCGTATGCCAACCGAGCTGGGATTACATGGGTTGGTCAGCAAAGGATTGCAGACCACCTACAAGCGCCCAAACAACAGGTGGCTAGGGCTATGAAGCAGTTGAGGGACAGAGGCCATGTAGAGATCGTTTCAAAGGGTTTCAGGGGTGAGAAGGCAAACACCACGAGGATCATCTACGACCCAGAGATCAAGACCGAGGATGCGATATCTATTGCCAGCTCAAAAGAGGATAGCAGACCACCAGAACAGATTAGGAAGGAGGCTAAAGAGATGACAGAGCCAGAACCAGAGTTCACAGAGGAACAGATGGCAGCCAACCGAAAGAGACTGCGAGAGATGCTCGGAGGATTGGCTGGCAGGGATGGATTTCACTACAACAAACCAGAAAGGATTACAGACATCATGGCCAGGAAACCGAGGGCAAAACCAGCTCTAAAGACACCTCACATAGACAACACACAGGTTGTCAATGACAACCCTATCATAGACAACACCATAGACAACACAGGTGTTGTCCAAACACAGAAAAACATAGGTATAGATAAGGTTTTAAGTATTTATGAAAACATAAGTAAAGAATTAAAAACATATGTTACGACAACAGATATCGATCTAAGGTTTGCTGAGCTGCTGTGCCAGGTTGGGTGCAAGGCTGACCGATTTGAGGCTGCTTGCCGTGGGTTGAAGGAGCCAACGAGGCTGGCTGAGGTATGCGAAGGGCTGATTGGCTAGGGTGTCACGCTAGCAAACGACCGTTTGATGGCAGGACAGGGACATGGGGGTGGATTGGCAATCGAAAGGCAGGGGGTCGCGGTCAGATGCGATTCGGTTTCCGTGGAGAAGGCACCTTCCCTCCCCCCACCCTCCCACCGTATCGAGGGGGGTTACTCACAATTTTTCCCCATGTTTTCCTTCCACGGGGTTTGTCTGGCAGATGGCGATACTGATAGGAAGCGTTTTAAGGTACCTAGGACAGGCTGGTGTGAGTGGGGTGCTACCCTTGCCTAGGGTGAGTAGTTTGAGAGGCGTGTAGGGTTTATTTTAAGGAGAGTGGTATGACAGTAAATGACTTGTTGCATGACTTTGTATTGCAATTGCTGAGGAGGGGGTTTACCGTTCCCCAGGTTGCACAATCTTTGGCTGACCAGAAGGTCAAGCTGATGCAGGCAGACGAATACCTAGCTGCGGCTAGGGAATCAAAACTAGCACCTTGAGGAGAAAACAATGGCATATGAAGTGAAACCAGGGCAAGGCTCTGCCTTCCCTAACGACAAAAAGACAGCAGACTGGCACGCAGACTTTCGTGGCAAGGTAATGCTCCCAGATGGCAAGAGCCACTGGCTAGACGTTACAAACAAAAAGACTAAGGATGGCAAACCCTACATTACCGTCAAGATTGGAAACCCGGTACAACAGGGTGAAGTCTATTCCGCAGCGCACCAACCTTTCCCGCCACAGGATGCTCACAACCAGGGTAAGGCCAATGGCTTCCAAGATGACGACATACCCTTCTGATGGCCAGAACTAAGTCGCGTATCTCTGAGCAGGTGCCAAGCCTTAATGGCTGGGGTGGGGTGCGATCCATCTCCCGCAGACTAGAGCGCTCGGCTACCATCACAGAAAACCGGGAGGCAGTTGCCTTCTCTCTCCTGTGCATGGCCAACACCAAGATCACAGACATCTTAACTTGGGACGAGGACGGCAATGTCAAGGTTAAAGCGGCAAGTCAGATTCCAGATCACGCCTTGCAGTCGATCAAAAATATCAGGGTCAGGCGTGAGAAGGATGGTACGCAGACGCTTGACGTTGAACTTTACGACAAAGTTGGCGTGCTACGTTTACTTGCTAAGGCTTCTGGACTGCTTGACAACCCAGACGACGGAGATGACAAACCATCGGTTATTGGTATTAACGTACAAGCGCCTGAGCCGGTTGACGTGGAGGTGAAAGAATGATCGATATCGTAGTTGGCTTTGACCAGCGAGAGGCTGTGGCCTATCACACCTTTTGCCAATCCGTGATTAGCAGGACAAGCGAGCCAGTACGGTTTACCCCGCTGGTGGCTAATACCGTAGGACGAAAGGACGGATCAAATGACTTCATCTATTCAAGGTTTCTCGTACCGCATCTCATGGGCTACCGTGGTTGGGCCATCTTCGCAGACGGGGACATGGTCTGCCGTGAAGATATCGCC